CCGCCCCGCTGACGCAAGACGCCAACGAAAGCCAGATGACCCTGACGCTAGTGAACGGGGTCAAGATCAGTCTATTCGGCGCAGACAACGCAGACGCCATGCGCGGACTCGGCTTCTCAGGCGTCTACCTTGACGAGTACGGCGACTTCAAGCCTTCAGTATTCGGTAACGTGATCCGCCCGGCCCTGTCAGACAAGCAAGGGTGGGCAGTGTTTGCCGGTACGCCCAAGGGCAAGAACGGCTTTTGGGACATTTACGAGACCGCACAGCGCATACCGGACGAATGGTTCTGCCTTAGCCTACCGGCAAGCAAGTCGGGCCTGCTGCCAGAATCAGAACTGAGCGCCGCCCGAGCGCAGTTGAGCGAAGATCAGTACCTGCAAGAGTATGAATGTTCATTTGAGGCGGCTATCCTCGGCGCGTTTTACGGCAAGGAAATGCGCCAAGCGGACGACCATGGCCGCATTACTCATGTGCCCTACGATCCCTCTCTGCCGACCTATACCGCATGGGACTTGGGCTACCGGGACGACACGGCGATATGGTTTTATCAGATGGCGCGTGGTGAAATCCGCGTCATTGACTTCTACGCCGTGAGTGGGGCGGACATCCATGACATCGCCGCAGTGGTTTTACAAAAGGGCTATGAGTACAAGCGCCACTACCTACCCCACGACGCTAGGGCAAAGTCGCTACAGACCGGCAAAAGCATCGTGGAGCAACTTGCGGCCTACTTGGACGTCGGTAAACTCGCGGTGGTGCCGGACATCGGCGTGCAGTCGGGCATCCAAGCCGTCCGCTTGACCTTGCCGCACGTCTGGTTTGACAAAGAACGGTGTAAGGACGGCATAGAGGCGTTGCGGCAGTACCAAAGGGAGTACGACGAGGACAAAAAGGCGTTTCGGCAGACCCCACGGCACGATTGGACGTCACACCCTAGTGACGCATTCCGAATGCTTGCGGTATCATGGGCAGCAGAATCTGACAAGCCCCGGTCGACTGACCCCAAACCGCTTATGGTTGGGCCAGCCAATACGGTCACGTTGAACGATATGTGGGCGGTACATGACCGCTCAACGAGCAGGAGAGCCAGAATATGAGCGTTGTTGACCCGTATCGCTACCAGACCGAGGCTGTTGCGGCTTCGCAGACCAACCAGACGCTCGGCGGCACGGGCGCAACCGGCGACTACCTGCACCGCATCGTTGTGTCCGTAGCAACCGCTGCAACCTCCACGGTCAGCGTGATTGACGGCAGCACCACGGTGCTTGCCATCCCCGCCAACACCCCCATCGGCGTCTACAGCCTTGAACTGAACGCCCGTAGCGCCACCGGCTCGTGGAAGATCACGACGGGTGCGGGTGCGACTGTGCTGGCTGTGGGCATCTTCTCGGCCTAATCATGGAAGCCTCCGCCGAACTGGAAAAGTATCTGCGGGTTGTCGGCCAGTACGACAACGAATTTGCTAAATGGCAAGCACGCACTAAAAAGATTCTGAAGCGATACCGCGATGACACTCGCGGGCAGTCAGGCAACGAGTCGGCTAAGTTCAACATCCTCTGGTCAAACGTCCAGACGCTGATCCCTGCCGTATACGCCAAACTGCCCAAGGCTGATGTGACGCGGCGCTTTGGTGATGGCGACCCGGTAGGACGGGTGGCCTCGCAACTGCTTGAGAGGGCGCTGGACTTCGAGATTGAACACTACCCCGACTTCCGCTCGACGATGCGTTACTGCGTTGAAGATCGGTTCCTTGGCGGTCGTGGCGTGGCATGGGTGCGGTATGAGCCGCACGTTGCCCCGCAGGGCATTGAGGACGACGGGCTACAGGTTACGGAGGACGTCGAGCAAGGCGAAAACGCCGTGCTTGAGCAGATTGACTACGAGTGTGCCCCGACCGACTACGTTCATTGGAAGGACTTTGGGCATTCTACAGCGCGGACGTGGGAAGAAGTCTCACAGGTATGGCGCTGGGTTTACATGACCAAGGAAGCCCTTATAGAGCGTTTTGGCGAGGAAGCAGCGGCCAAGATACCGCTCGACCAAGGCCCGGAGCCGCTCAACGCCTACAACGAGTCCAAAAAGACCTACAACCGGGCCAAAATATGCGAGTTATGGGATAAAGAGACGCTGAAGGTTTACTGGTTCTGCAAGGGGCTGCCGCAGATTATTGACGTGCGCGATGACCCGCTGGAACTGGAAGGCTTTTTCCCGTGTGGTCGTCCGCTGTATGCCACGCTGACGTCCGATAGCCTCGTTCCTGTGCCTGACTTTGTGCTGTATCAAGATCAGGCGATGGAGTTGGACATCTTGTCCGACCGCATCGATGGTTTGGTCAAGGCGCTGCGGGTGCGCGGCGTGTATGACGCGAGCCAACCCGCCCTGCAACGATTGATGACCGAAGGTGACAACAATGCTCTCATTCCCGTTGATAAGTGGATGGCTTTCAGCGAAAAGGGCGGCCTTAAAGGCAGCATTGACCTCCTTCCGCTCGACACTCTCGCCGCCGCCCTCCTCCAGTGCTACCAAGCCCGTCAAGACATCAAGGGTCAAATCTACGAAATCACCGGCATCGCGGACATCATCCGTGGGCAAACTGCTGCGTCAGAAACAGCAACGGCGCAGCAAATTAAAGGACAATACGCCGGGCTAAGGCTGCGGTCGATGCAAGAGGACGTGGCCTTGTTCGCGTCCAACTTGATCCGCCTCAAGGCGCAGGTCATGGCGACCAAGTTCCAGCCGCAGACCATTCTGGCGTATGCGGCAGCACAGCAGATGTCGCCGCAGGATCAGCAGTTGATCCCGCAGGCCATTGAGTTGCTGAAAGATCGCCCGCTGCGTAACTTCCGCATTGACATCGCCGCTGACTCGCTTGTGATGCTGGACGAAAACCAGAACAAGCAGGAACGCATGGAGTTCTTGCAGGCGTTTGGCGGGTTCTTGCAGCAGGCGTTGCCGGTCGCGCAGGCCAGTCCGCCGATGGTGCCAATGATGGTCGAACTAATGAAATTTGGCATACAGGCATTCAAGCAATCGCGTCCGCTTGAGGGCGCATTGGATCAAGCCCTAGACCAGATGCAGCAGATGGCAGGACAGCCCAACCCCGAGGCTCAGGCCGCCCAGCAGGCCGCTCAGGCGGAACAGCAGAAGGCACAAGTGGCAATGCAACTTGAGCAGGCCAAGATTCAGGCTTCTCAGCAAGTTGAGGCGGCCAAATTGCAGTTGGAGCAAGCCAAGGCTACCGCTGAACAGCAGTTGGAGCAGGCAAGGTTGCAACTTGAGCAAGCAAAAGCCGCAGCAGATCAGCAGCGCGCTCAATTTGAAGCGCAAGTGGCCGCTCAAGCACAAGAACAGCAAGCGCAGTTTGACCGATGGAAAGCAGAACTGGACGCGGCAACCAAGATTATGGTCGCTCACATTTCGGCATCGTCATCGTCTGAAGGCGAGGCAGCACCGGAATTGCAAACGGTCAGCAGTGACGTGCGCGCAGCCGTTGAAAACATGGCAAGCGTTCACGGTCAGACGATGGAACAGTTGACACAGGTGATGAGTACGCTGCGTGCGCCGAAACGCATCGTTCGAGGGCCAGATGGCCGAGCAGTCGGCGTTGAATCAGTAGGAGTTAGCCAATGAGCATGACCAACGCGGCAGAAGCCAATCTGCTGAACCTTTTGTTTCTAAACATTGATTGGGCAAACATCGGTGACGCCGGTGGTTTGCAGAATTCGGCCACGGCGGGCAATTTTTACGTCAGCCTGCACACGGCTGACCCCGGCGAATCGGGCACGCAGTCCACGAGCGAGACGGCTTACACTTCGTATGCGCGGGTGGCCGTGGCTCGCGCTGGTGGCGGTTGGACGCTGACGGCACAGACCATCAGCAATACGGCCCTTGTGCAGTTCCCGCAGTGTACGGGCGGCACCTCAACGGTGACGTATTTTGGCATCGGCACTGACGCATCGGGCGCTGGCAACTTGCTGATGAGCGGTGCGCTGACATCTAGCCTTTCGGTGTCCAACGGCATTCAGCCCCAGTTTGCGGCGGGTGCTTTGACCGTCACGGTGGACTGATGTGTGGCGCTACCGCTGTGCCCACTGTTTGCAGGACTTGGCTTTTGATGCCGAGACCGACGAGGTGCAGCGTTGCCCGATCCACCCAGACGGTCAGATTGAAATAATCCCAGAGGAACAGCCGGATGGGGTTCAATAACGTAGCAGCGTTGGCGACATCACAAGCGACGTCCGGCAAAGTCTGGGATTCGTTTGTGTTCAAGTCGTCATTGCCCGCTGTTGCGGCGGCAGGCGTTTGGGCAGATGGCAGCATTGGTGCGGGCATCCCAGTCTACAACGCATACCTCGGGGCAGCGTTGGAGTTCACCCCGCTGACGGGCAGCGCCAATCGCAGCGTCTACACTGGCCCGGCGACAAGCGATTCAAAGTACGTCAGCGTGGCGCAGATCGGAACGTCTGCGGCGGGTGCCCCGCTTGTGGCGCTGTTTGCCGACTATGTTGGCTTCTACCCGCTCGTCGACACGGACGACACTGCACCGCAGACGATGGACAACACGCAGTCGTTACCTCGTTATTCAGCAGGCGAAGGCGTGCAAGCCTTTTGTGTTGTGCAAGTGCCGCAGACGGCCAGCGCAACGTCCACAATGACTCTGAGTTACACCAACTCCGCAGGCGTATCAGGCAGGACTTCAACCTTTGGTTTGTTTGGCGCGGCCAATATCGGAAACCTTTGCAACATTGCCAATACGTCAGGCGTTGCTGCGGCGCTGACTCCATTTATCCCGCTTCAAAGTGGCGATAAAGGCATTCAAAGCATTCAAGAGGTCACGCTGTCTGCGGCAATTGGCGGTTTTATCAATATCGTGCTGTGCAAGCCAATTTTTACGTTGCAACTGTTGGAGCAAAACACGGTTGCGGAAAAAGTTTTTTTCAAAGAGTCCGGTACGCTTCCCGAGGTGCAACCCGGTGCGTTTCTGCAATTTCTGACTCTGCGCGGGTCAGCAACAACGCCAATTCCTTTCCGCGCTGCACTTACTTTTGCATGGAGTTAAATCATGGGTTTTAGCAGCATGGACGATCTTGTCAACGAGATCACAAGCGGAAAATATATCCGCACTGATTGGAACAAAATCACTACGGCAGGCATCACTTACGCCGCTGGCCGTTGGTACGATTTTAGTTTGCTCGCAGGCACCCCGATTGCAAATGCTTGGGCAGGTACGGCGCTGGCGTGGCGGTCGTGCGATGAGACGACGGGTAACGGTACACAGGTTTTTGGAATGTGGACGGGCGGAAATGTAAGCCCTGACACTAAGCACATTTTGAACGTCTCAGCGGTAACGGCAGTGGCGACGGGTGTCCCGGCGCAGTTGATGCTCGTGGACTTGCAAGGATATTGGCCCGGCATCAGCAACAACAGCGCCGTGGCGCAAACGCTGACCGGCACGCCTTCGTTGCGGTATACCAACGGCGAAGGCTGTCGTCTTTTCTGGGTGCAGACGGCAACAGCAGGCGCGACAGCACAAAACCTTTCGCTGTCTTACAGCAACACGGTGCCGACGTCAGGCCGATCCTTGCCCGTGACCGTGGCGATGACAGCCTCTGCAGTGG